CGACAAGGACGACGACATTTGGGATGAGAAGAACTGGCCGAAGGCCTCGCCGCTCTGGACAGATGAAACACTGATAAGTTTGCGGGCCGATGCCATCAAGGCGAAACAGATGCAGGGGGAAGAGTTGCGGGACTTCCTTACAAAAGGGCTCAACCGCTGGGTGCAGTTTACGGAAAATCAGTACATGGACATGTCCCATTGGAAGGCCTGTGCAAGCGATACGACTATAGAGGACATGGTCGGCCGCGAATGTTATCTCGGATTAGACTTGTCGAGCGGCGGGGATTTAACGTCGGGAGCGCTGGAATTCCCTCTTGAAGTCGATGGTGAACGGAAATTCTTCATTGACTCCCATAGCTTCATCCCGTCCAACCGGTTAGCGGAGCACGTTAAGACGGACAACGCGCCTTACGATATGTGGAAGGCTGAGGGTTTGTTGACCGTAACAGAGACAATGGGCGGCGTGAAGACCGACTATAAATACATCATCAAGCATTACCGGGATCTAATTAAAAAGTACAACCTGACATTAAAGGGCATCGCGTACGATCCACACAACGCGGATGCCTTTTTGTCTGACCTGGAAGAGTTCGGCGTCGACTGTGTCGAGATTGTTCAATCAGCGAAGAGCCTGAATGATGCAACAATTGATTTCCGGCTCGAGACAGAGGCGCGAAATGTGATATACGACCGCCGCAATAAGCTATTGACGTGGTCCATGGCGAATGCGAAGACGGTTAGCAACAGCTTCGGGGAAATCAAAGTCGAGAAACACGCCAAGACGAAGCGAATCGATCCGGTCGACGCGGTTATTGATGCCCATAAGCTGACTATGGCTAATCCAGGGAAGAAGCGATCGCGCTATGAGACTGAGGAAGTTCGGGTCATTTGACGGGGAGGTGATAAAACTGAAAATTCCATTATGGAGCAAGTGGCGAGAAAGTCGTTCTGCCGGTGAAGATGAGAGTGGAGAGCCGAGCACGTTGGCGAATCCATCGCGGGGAGTATATGAAGCGTTCGGCGTTCCGTTTGGGCGCGGAATCGTCGTTACTCCGGCGACCGCAATGAGATCGACGGCCGTTCTCGGCTGCGTCCGCATTCTCGCGGAAACTGTAGCCTCTCTACCGCTGCCCGTGTACAGGCGATTAAAACCAAGGGGGAAGGAACGAACGAGTCATCCGGTCGGAGAATTGCTCAATAAATCGCCGAATCCGTTCATGACGGCATTCACCTTTCGCGAAACGATGATGGTTCATATCCTGCTCTGGGGGAACTGCTACGCCGAAATCGAGTACGACGAGCGCGGGGAGATTAAGGCATTATGGCCGATTCCGCCTTATCGCGTGGAGCACATGGAGACAGCGGACGGTACCCCGTTTTTTCGCGTTTCGGCCAAGGACGGAAAGCAGTACAACGTACCCTATTACGCGATGCTGCACATTCCCGGACTTGGTTTTGATGGTCGCAAAGGTATTTCTGTCATCCAGTGGGCACGCCAGGGAGTGGAGCTTGCACTAGCAACGGAACAGTTCGGTTCCGAGTTTTTCGCAAACGGAACGAATGTCGGGGCTGTCGTCACCCATCCGACGGAGTTAAGCGATGGTGCTTTTAATCGGCTGCAGAAGTCGCTTAAAGAGAAATACGAAGGGCTTGGCCGCTCCCATCGCTTGATGCTGCTTGAAGAGGGGATGACCTTCGCCAAGAATACCATCCCCCCTAATGACGCGCAGTTTTTAGAGACGAGGAAGTTCCAGACGACGGAAATCGCCCGCATTTTCCGGGTTCCGCCGCACATGCTTGGGGATCTGGAGCGAGCGACGTTCAGCAATATCGAGCAACAGTCCATAGAATTTATTATCCATTCTGTTCGTCCTTGGCTTATACGGTTTGAACAACCGATCAACCTCGGGTTGTTCGACAGCAACGAGCGGAAGCGGTTATTTGTTGAACACCTTTTAGAAGGATTGTTGCGAGGGGATTCGGCGGCTCGGGCTGCGTTCTACAAAGAAATGTTCAATATGGGAGTTTACTCTCAGAACGACATTCGAGAGAAGGAAAACGATAACCCTATCCCCGGCGGTGACCGATACTGGGTTCCGCTTAACATGGTTCCGTTGGACATGATTGACGATTACTACAAGGAAAAAATTAAGTCCGGGAGCGATCCCGGAGGGGGAGGTGATAACGACGATGAACAAGGAAAACAAGGAGCAGCGGGAAATCCTTCTGCCGGAAAGCAAATTGGAGATCCGGAAAGCGGAGGGGGAACCGACTAAGATTATCGGCTATGCGGTCCGCTGGGATCAGTTATCACGGCCGATATGGGGGATGTTCCAGGAGCGGTTTAGCCGAGGCGCCTTCGCCGGCACACTGATTAATCCGGACGTATACGCGAGCTGGCAACACGACAGCCGCGAGATCCTGGGGCGTACCCCGAACACGCTCGTATTGAAGGAAGACGAAATCGGACTTCGGTACGAGATAACCCCGCCGAGCTGGGCGGAAAAGCATGTAGAGACGATCGAGCGCGGCGACGTGCGAGGGTCGTCTTTTATTTTCCGTTCCGTGGTGGACGAGTGGGACGAATCTAATCCAGATATGCCGATCCGAACGGTCAAGGAAGCGGAATTGTTCGAAGTTAGCCCGGTCACGACACCGGCATACCCGCAATCGAGCGTAGGCGTTCGGTCGGCTGAGGACGTTTTCCAATCCCGTGAAAGACCGGGCAAAGATGACGGATATACCGAGGAAGAACGAGACCTTATTGCACTGGAACACGAGCTTAGGCTCTTAAAAATCAAATCCCTCTAAAGGAGCTGGAAACTTTGAATCTTATCGAATTGAGAAAGAAGCTTGCAGGCTTGAAAGATCAAATGCGCGCCCTGGTTGAAGCGGCGCAAGGCGAAAAACGGGCGATGACGTCCGAAGAGGACGCGTCTTTTACGGCGCTGGAGACGGAAGCGGAAACGCTGGCCGGACAGATCAAGGTCGAAGAGCGGTCGCAGCAGCTCGCTATGGGTGGAGCGGGAGCCAAGCGGACGCCGGATGATCCGCAGCACGAGAGCGAGTTCCGCGACCTCGGCGAATTCGTTCATACGGTTCGCTTTAACCCCTATGACGGCAGACTCTCCGAGTACCGGGAAATGGCGATGGGAACCAAGACGTCGGGCGGCGTATTCGTCCCTCCTCAGTTTTCGGCTAAGCTCTTCGAGATCACGCCGCAGGACGCCCTTGTTCGTCCTCGCGCAATCGTGATTCCGGCGGATGAGACGTCCCCGGATGCCAGCATGACCTTCCCGGCTTTGGATCAAGGGACCGGAAGCAACATGTACGGCGGTGTCGAGGTCAACTGGATCGGCGAGGGTGACGATAAGCCCGAAACGAACGCCAAATTCAAGGACTTGACGCTCACGCCGTTTGAAGTCGCCGGGCATATCGTCGTTACGGACAAGCTGATCCGCAACGCTCCGGCTGTTAACACCATCGTCACTCGCTTGTTCCGCGGTGCGATCGCCGCGGCCGAAGATGACGCGTTCCTGTATGGGAACGGAACGGCCAAGCCGTCGGGCGCCATCAACTCGGCGGCATCGGTCGCGGTCCCGAGGACGACGGCGAACCTGATCAAGTATCAGGATATCGTTAACATGATCGCCAAGGCAAAACTTGGCGGTGCTTTGGTTTGGTCGGCGTCGCAATCCATCCTTCCGCAACTCTTGACGATGAAGGATGACGCGGGGCATCTCATCTTCCAGCCGAACCTCGCGGACAAGATGACCGGCGTGTTGCTCGGATATCCGATTCGTTTCCAAGAAAACGCGCCGATTCTCGGATCGGTCGGGGACTTGGTGCTGGTCGATCTCCAATACTACATGATAAAGGACGGCGCGGGAATCTTCATTTCAGCCTCCGAACATCCGCTGTTCAAGCAAAACAAAACGATTATCAAGGCGTTCTGGAACGTCGACGGAAAACCGTGGGTCACGGCTCCGTTCTCGCTCAAAAATGGCTATCAGGTGTCGCCGTTCATTAAGTTGGGTGCGCCTACGCCGTAATGCTCGGGGCCGCTTGGCCCCTTATTCCCATTATTTAAGAAAGGGTGAATGAAGATGGCGAACAAGCATTATCACGTTACCAATGAGTTCATTGATCGGGAAACCGGCGAAACGATACTTCCGGGCGAGCTCTTCGAGATTGACGACGAACGAGTCGAGGCGTTTCGAGCGGCGGATGTTATCGGCAAAGAGGCGACGAAGGCCGAAGTCGAAGCGGCAAAGAAGGCAGCAGCCGGCGGCAAGGAGGAATAATCCATGTTGACCACTGTTGACCGCGCGCGTACGATGCTTCGCGCGGATCCGGCGGACGACGACCTGCTCGCTCTGCTGATTCCGGCGGCGAGCACGGCTATCGAGACGTATTGCAAGCGTTCCTTCGGCCTTGCCGAGTACATGGACAAGGTCGAGACGCCGAAGCGGGACTATCTGCTGCTTCGCAATTACCCGATCGCTTCCGTCACCTCTATCAATGGGAAGACGAGCCTGGAAGGGTACGACATCGATAACGATCGCGGGATGATCTCCCGTGAAGGCTGGGAACGAAGCCGCAAGCCGATCGAAATCGTTTATACGGCCGGCTACGTGCTGCCGAAAGACGCGACCGAAGAGAGGCCGGCGACGCTGCCGGCTGATCTCGAGTACGCTTGCGTCCTCCTGATCCAGCAAATGCAGCGGGAGCCCGGCGTCACGTCTGAGCGTGTCGGTGACCTCGCCGTCACCTACGCCCAGGACGACGGACGTATGCCGCCCGCCGTTCGTGCGCTCGCCGGCCCGTATCGGAACGTCAACTTATGAGCACAACGCGCATGAGGCGGCGGAACGTTACGGTGACGGAGACGTCGATGATCCCAGAAATGCGGCGGCGGCTCGAGGCGTTGGCGAAGACCGAAGTACACATCGGGATGCAGGGGGACGCGGAACTCGCGATGATTGCGGGCGTGCTGGAGTTTGGCAGCGCAAAGAATAACGTTCCCTCCCGACCGTTTGTACGGATCGGTAAACGGCGGGCGACCGCGGGGATCAACAAACTCGTCAAGGCGGGGCTTGAGGAGATTGCGACCGGGAACATGGAGGCGGAGAAACTGCACCAGGAGATCGGCGTGCTTGGCCTCGCGAAGATGGAGCAGGCGTTCGATCGAATGAAGCAGCCGGCTCTTTCCGCGGTTTACGCCGCGCAAAAGGGAAGCAAAAAGCTGCTCATCGACGAGCGGACGCTACGCGAAGCGCTGACCTTCAAGAAGGTGAGGCGATAGGGTGAGGTTCAATTTTTCGCGGATGCTTGCTCGCCATTCAGCGCCCTATGAACTCGTTTCCCAGCCGCAGCCTAACCCGAATGCCGCTTACGATGACGACGGCGTGTTCGTGGGAAGTCCTGCATCGGAATCCGCGACAGGGCTTCGCGGCAGCATTCAGCCACTCTCTGCCCGCTGGCTGCAGATGGACGGCGGCAAGTACACGGAGGACGACCGCGCCCTGTACACGATGACCAAACATCGAAACGGCGACGTCATCGAGCATCATGGTAAGCGGTACAAGGTGGATGGTGAAGGTGAGCGTCCGGATTATAGCGACGTAAACAAATACTTGCTCAAGCGGGTGACGACGCATGATCCACTTTAGGACGATTCGGTCGGCGATTGCGCGCGGGCTCCGCGGGGCGCTCTCGATCATGATCGTCGAGATTAATTCGCCGGGTGACGCACCGCTGCTCCCTTACGGGACATACGATTTTTCTGTAGGCGCATTCGAAGCAACCGGGCAGCCGGTTAAATCGGTCGGCGAAGATTCGATCACGATCTCGGAGACGGTCGAATTCTCGGTCGATTTTCAGTTCGCGGCCGCGGATCGTGGGCACGCGCTTGAGCTGGCGCTAACCGCTCGTGACTGGTTCGGCGGAGCGGGACATGAAGCGCTCAAATATGGCCCGGCCGGAATCGTCGTCGTAACCATTGAACAGGTGAATAATCGGGACGTGCAGATCGGGGACGACTGGACCTACCAGTACGGATTCGAGGTGCAGTTCCGAACGACGTCCGTCGCCATCATGCAAAACCAATACACGATAGACAAAGCAACGATTAAGGAGGATGATCCGATTGTCTAACATCAATGACGTACAGGTCATTATCGACGTGCAGCGACCGACGCCGCGGCTCGGGTTCGGAAAACCGCTGATTCTGGGATCCAGCACCACGGGCAGCGCCTATAAGACGTATCGCGATATCGCCGGCGTAGCGGCTGACTTTGCCAACACGACGGAGGAGTACAAGGCGGCGGCCGCAATCTTCGGGCAAGGCGACAACAGCCCGGCAGAACTTGCGATCATTACGCGCAAAACCGGGGCGCCAGAGGAAACGCTGGACGAGATCCTGCCGAAACTCTTTTTGCTAGACTGGTATTTCCTCGTCTATACGGCGACGACGGTCGCCGACATTATCAAAATTGCATCCGCTGTCGAGGCCGACGATAGTCGGCAGTTCTTCGCCCGCTCTTCGAGCAAAACGGACCTGGCGGCCATTCTGGTCGGCGCGTACAAACGTACGACGGTCCTCTATCACAACGCCACGGAAACGGCCAAGTATCCGGAGGCGGCGTGGATCGGCCGCTGCGGCGCCGCACCGGTTGGTTCGGTAACGTGGAAATTCAAGACGTTGACCGGTATCCTTCCGATGAGCGTCGACGCGACCGAGCTCGCAGCGATTCACGATCTCGGTGCGAATACGTACGTCACGAAAGCCGGCATTAATCAGACTTCCGAGGGCAAGACAGTAAGCGGCGAATACATCGACAATATTCACGCTCAGGACTACGTCAAATTTTCGATCGAGTACGGCGTTCAGCGACTCTTCGGCGAGCAGGACAAGGTCCCATTCGATGATACGGGCATTGCCCAGGTAGAAAGCGTCGTTCGGACGGTCCTGCAACGTGCATGGCAGCAAGGAATCATCGCAACGGTCGATTCGATTGGATCTTACGGGACGAAGTTCCTCACACGTGCGGAAACGGATGCTGCCGATCGGGAGCAGCGCGATTATACCGGAGGCTCGTTCTGGTTTGACCTTGCCGGCGCCATCCACAAAACCACGATCCGCGGCGTTGTCCGCTTCTAAGGAAGGAGTGTAAACCATGAATACGACTTACGATGCAAAATCGGTCTCTGTCATTGTGGGCGGCGTTTACCTGACGGGCTTTGGAGAGTCTATGGTCACGGTCGCCAAGGATGAAGAGAACTGGGAGACTTCCGTCGGTGCGCAAGGTGACGTCGTTCGGAGCAGAGTGAACAATCCGCTTGGTACGATCACGGTATCGCTCCAGCAAACGAGCCCCCAAGTTGAATATCTGGATAGGCTCGCTAAAACCGGCGAGACGGTTCCGATTTCGGTCATCAGCGCAGGGCCGCCGAAGGAGACGGCGACGTCCACGGCCGCTTATGTTAAAAAGCCGGCAGACAGGGCGTATGGATCGTCGGCAGAAGACCGGGAGTACGAGTTCCAATGCATGGACCTTGATGTCGCCTAATTAAAAACGAAACGGAGAGATTGACGTGGCAGCTAAACAAAAGAAGGTTGAAATCAAGGGACAGGAATACTTGCTCCAGCATCCCGGGGTCCGGAACGTCACTAAAATTACCGACCGGATCAAGAATAAACACGGAATTCCGTCTGACGAAAAAATGGCCGACGAGATGTTGACACACGTCGTCGTCGATCCGAAGGTCCGCATGGAATCCTTCGATGATTACGGCGAGATGTCCGAATTGGTTAACAAGGCGTTCTTGTTTATCACCGGCCAGGACGATGAACAGGATGACGATAACCAGGACTGAGGCAGAGCGCCGGGCGCGGGAGCGTTGGGCGATGTGGCGCATATTGCTATCGGACATGAATATCTCATACTCGGAACTTAACGAGATGGACGACGACGACCTCGCCGAAGCGAACGCCGCGCTTGATATCCATATCCGGCAAATAGAGCAGCAGAGCAAAAAGAAATGAGGGCGCCTCCGGGCGCCCTATTTTGCGTAGAAGGGAGTGGTTAACGTGGCGGGCGGGATCATTAGTAATTTGATGTACGCCGTCGGTTTTAAGATCAAGAGCAATCCGCTAAATGCAGCGGATAAAAAGGTCGGTAAGCTGACCAAAAGCGTTATCGGACTCGGGGCCGCGGTCGCGACCATGGCTGTTGGGATTGGAGCGGCTGGGCTTACGGCGGCGACGAAATACGAAGACGCCATGAAGCATATCGAAGGTGCAACCGGTATGGCCGCCCAGCAGATGCAAGAGACGCGGGAAATCGCCAAGAACCTGTATTCTCAGAACTTCGGGGCAGATTGGCAGGATCTCGGCAGCGCGATTGCTAACGTCCAGCAAGTTACGAAGCTTGCAGGAGACGAGCTCGAGAAAACCACGAAGAACGCGTTATTGCTGCGGGATACATTTGGTTTCGAGATAAACGAGTCTGTGAAGGCGACGGACACGATGATGCGACAATTCGGCATTACATCGGGACAAGCGATGGGGCTGATCGCCCAGGGCGCGCAGGCAGGACTCGATAAATCGGGCGAGTTAATGGATTCCGCCAATGAATACGCGAATCAGTTCAAAAGCTTGGGCTTCTCGGCTTCCGAAATGTTTGATGTATTCGCGGCCGGCTCTGCCGAAGGCGTTTTCCAATTAGATAAAGTAGGGGACGCAGTCAAGGAATTCAACATCCGTTCGAAGGATGGATCGAAGACCTCGATCGAGGCGTTTCAGATGCTTGGCCTTAACGCAGACAAGATGATGCAGACATTCGCCGCCGGAGGTCCCGCGGCACAGCAAGCCTTTTCCGATGTTGTCTCGATGATTTCGGACGTCGCGGATCCAGTCGCGAAAAACATGATAGGCGTCGCTCTGATGGGTTCACAGTTTGAAGACCTCGAAGCAAACGTCATCTCGGCCATGGGTTCAGCGAATAAGCAATTCGACATGTCGAAAAACACGCTCGGCGAGCTCCAGCAAGTAAAAATGAGTAAGCCGATGGAAGCCTTCCGCTCGTTCGGCCGACAAATCGAGACCGGGATCCTGATTCCGATCGGGCAAAAGCTCCTTCCTCCGCTAAATCGATTCGGGAAATGGCTCACGAGTCATAAACCACAGATCGACGCGGCAGGCGAGGCGATCGGGACGACACTCGGGAATGCTATCGAGCGCGTGGGCGGTTTTATCTCCGATATGATGCCGTACTTGAAGGAATTCGGAGGCGTATTGGTTGAAGGGTTCCAGCTTGTCGCGCCGGTTGTGGAGGACATCTTTACTGGACTGGTAAACGTAGTCGGAACGATAACACAATGGGAGGGCTTTTTGCCCGTGGTGGTCGGCCTAACCGCGGCACTCATCACCTATAAAGGCGTCGTTGCCGGCGTTGCTCTGGTAACTAAACTCCAAGCGCTATGGACGATGCGCGCAGCGATCGCGACTAATATCGCAACGATCGCGACCAAGGCGCTATCTCTGGCGATGACCTTAAACCCGATCGGGCTTATCGTAGCTGCTGTCATCGGTTTAGGGGTTGCGCTCGTTATCGCCTATAAAAAGTCGGATAAGTTCCGGGCGATTGTAGACGCGGTCGGAAGAGCGATTAAGGTCGGATTCGTCGCTACGCTGAACTTTTTCAAGGTGACCGTCCCGCGTATCTTTAATAGCGTGTTGGATTGGATCAAGCGTTGGGGCCCTCGCATCATTACGGTCATTACCGGTCCGATCGGATGGGTCGTCCTAGCTGTCATCAAAAACTGGGACAAGATCAAGACGACCACGGTTAATACCTTTTCCGCGGTCAGGGACTGGTTGGCGGGTGTCTGGAATTCGATAACAACGAAGGTTCGCGACGTAATGGGCGGGATAAAAACGACGATCAGCAACGCCTGGGACGATGTTAAAACCAAGGTTTCAGGCGTAGCGGATGGAATTAAAGGGTCACTTCTCGGGATATGGGATGATGTTAAAGGTGGATTTATTAAAGGGATAAATTGGGTCATCGATAAGGTGAACGATCTCATTAATCGCGTCAACACCTCGTTAACCTTTGATATTCCGGACTTTCTGGGCGGTGGACACTTTGATCTGGGCATTCCGACAATATCACCTATTCCCGATGGCAGCCACAAGAACGGACTTGCAAAGGTACCGTTCGACGGCTATCTCGCGCGTTTGCACAAAGACGAACGCGTCCTTACGGCGGAGGAAAACAAGCGATACACGCCGGAGACGGCCCCAGCACGGGCAGCGGCAAGTTCCCGGCACGAGATCGCGCTCAAGGTAGACTTCTCCGGAAGCGGGGGGACGAAGATGGACAGCAAGACCGAAGCTCGCCTACGGCAGCTTATGGAAGAGACATTCGCTTCCGCAATGCGCCGAATGGGATTGGAGGGAGCCTAATGGCGATTCTTTCCGGCCATAGGATCACGGTGGAGACGGAGTCGCCGGGCTATGAGGTCGATATTACGACGCAGCCGATTGAACGATCGGTAGACGTTACCGACCACGTGCAGCCCCGAGCGCGGACGCTCGAGCTATCGGGTAGAGTAGTCGGTCCGGAGGCGGCAAAGATCCACTCTTTTATTGTTAAGGCCATGGAGTCGGGACAGATCGTAAGCTATACCGGCCGGACGACGTTCCGCGGGTTGATCGGATCTTTCAGCGCGCCGCGGGATTACAAGGTCGCGGACGGCTTTACATTTTCCATGCAACTTACAGAGGTCAGGATCGCGACGTCATCGTATGTCGCCATGCTTCCGACCCCGATCAAGGTCCAGGCGGCCAAGGTGGCGACGGCCGGCGTCAAGCAGACGAAGAGCAAATCGCCCGCGAAGGGTAAATCAAAAGAACCGGTCACCGTCGTAAAATTCAAAGAAGGCAGCAAATGGGGTTGAGCCATGGACTATATCGACATTGAAAAGGATCTCATCCCGTACCGATTCGACATCTCGCTCGCCGACAAAATGTTTACTTTCGAGGTCCACTATAACGCCAAGGGCGACTATTTTACGGTCGACCTCGAAAGCGACGGCGAAGTCCTAGTCCGAGGTGAAAAACTCGTCTACGGCGTCGAGCTCTTCCAGGACATCCGGGACGATCGGTTCCCGCGAGTTGCAATCCTGCCATATGACGAATCCGGTAACACCTCGGCGGTAACCTGGGAGACGCTTTCGACAAGCGCCTTTTTGTATGTCCTGGAGGTGGGCTGATCGTGCGACAGAACTTCGGACGTGTCATTGAGTTTCTGACGGCGGGCATGAGTTTTAGCTCCGAGCAATTCGCGATCGAGGGGACGGTCCCATTTGACGACGACATGCTCCCGAATGAGTCCGAGATCCGGATATACAACCTGTCCGACCAGATTCTCGCTAAGATCAAGCGCGGCGCGGTCGCTATGGTTAACGCAGGATATCGGGGCGACGTCGGGGTCATTTTGCACGGCTGGATCTCGCGAGTCAGTACCCATTGGGAAGGCGTCGATAAGATCACGACGATTAACGTACTAGACTCCGAGGACTTGTCCAAACGGGAAGTTAAAGAGGCAGCTTACGCGAAAGGAACGCTCGCGAGCTACATCATCAAAGATTTAGCCGGCGTTATCGGGATGCCGATCGCACAAATGGAGCTTGCGAAGGACGTCCGATATACCGATGGGTACACGGTCAAGGGAAAGGCGACGGACTTGATTGCCGAAGTCGCGGAGGAGTGCGAGACGTCCGCTTTTATCAATCGCGGGAAGCTCTATATCCGCAACCTCCGCCGGATCGCTGGGAGCGACCTTTTCGTGCTTTCGGCCAAGACGGGATTGATCGGTACGCCTTCGCCGTTTGAGGATGAAGGGTCCAACGGCTACGAGCTCACAAGCCAGCTCCAGTATCGTATTACAACCGCGTCGGGAATCGACCTCGTGAGTTCCGCGTTTGCCGGCCGTCTATACGTCCGCAAGGGGATGCACACCTTTAGCCGCGACGGAGATTTCACAACAAACGTGGAGGCGATTTTATGAAGCAAACAGATCCAGCCGGTACGCTTGCGAAGGTGTTGCAGCAGCTCGCGTCCACGATGGCGGCAACGATTAACGTTGCACTGCCGTGTAAGGTGCTCGCATTCGGCGGTGGACGTGCGAGAATTCAGCCGCTTGTCCGGACCGGAGAGGCAACGCCAGCCATAATTGACGGTGTACCGGCACTCGGGCAGCGGCTTAATATAGGCGGCGTGCCGACGTGGTGCTCGCCGGAATTGCAGGCCGGGGACGTGGTGCTCGCCGTGTTTTGTGATCGCCCAATTCGTGATGCGCTCGGCGGGCAAGTGGCGGCCCCGGACAGCACGCGGACGCACGCGATACAGGATGCTGTAATCGTAGGGGTGATAGGTGGATGAAGACGTTACTGCTGCAAGACGGCGACCTCGTGTTCGCCGGCGGCGAGTTCCGGATGGTTGAGGGTCCGGAAGAAGTCGCGCAGAGCTGCCGGGTCATCCTTGGGACGCGGCGAGGCGAATGGTTCCTGAATCCGGATATGGGGATCGACTTCGACTTGTTTAACGGCAAAGCTCCTAATCCCGAGGAGATGCAAGACGAGCTGCGCGCCGGACTGGCGCAGGAGCCGCGCATTCAAACCGTCGAGGACATCACGATCACGGCCAACAAAACGGACCGAACGCAGCTCGTTTCCTTCACCGCGACGGCGGTAGACGGCCAAGTCATCAGCGAGGAGGTGGATATAGGTGCTTGATGCAACAGGGTTTAAGCGGCCGCGTTATGAGGATATTTTTGCGGAGATGGAGACCAAGAGCAAGACGGCGGAAGCCTTCGGCCCGGAGGCCAATACGGCCGAATCGACCCCGCTCGGTGCGATCCTCCGCGTCGGGGCTTATTTCTTCGCCCAGCTTTGGGAGGGGGTCGAGGACGTCTATAACTCGGGTTATAAAAATACCGCTGCCGGCGTGCAACTAGAAAAGCTCGGGCCGTATGTAGGTGTTCGAAAGACTCAGGCCCAACGCGCGACCGGAATCTTGACAATTACAGGGACTTCCGGCTTCGAGGTAGCCGCAGGATTTCGAGTGGCCACCGGAGCGGGCATTATTTTCGAAACGACCGCGGCCGTCAGGCTAGCGGGTGGAACTGGTGCGGCAATGATACAAGCCCTTGAAGCTGGAACCGCTGGAAACGTTCCGGCCGGAACGATCACGACGATCGTTAATCCTTCCGCGGACGTGACGGCGATCTCGAACGCCGCGGAGACGTCCGGCGGCCGAGAAAAGGAGACGGACGAAGAGTTCCGCTCTAAATGGGATAAATCCGTCGCCGGCGGCGGATCTGCGACGGTCGACGCGATCCGGAGTGCGGTATTGCGTGTTTCTGGGGTTCGGGCGGCCACTGTGTTCGAGAATAACACCATGACGCCGACAAGCGAAGGCCAGCCAGGAAAATCCTATCAGACCTTTGTCCTCGGCGGCGAGCCGCAGGCGATCGGAGAAGCGATCTTCTCCCGCGGTGCTGGCGGGATCGAGACGTATGGAACGGAATCCGTCACAGTAACCGACCTATCCGGACGAACGCATTCGGTCATGTATAGCCCGGCCGTCGTTGTCAGGGTCTATGGCCGGATCACGGTTTCGAAA